TTATACTGGTGTTAATCGGAATGATATTCTTATATTTGGGGTCTAAAAGTTAAAAAGAGCCTTTATACTCGTTTTATCCCTCATATAGTTTGTTATTACGCTTTTTGTTATGTTAAAAAGGTAGATGTTACGGAGTTTTTATCATGAAGATTTCTATCTTTGTTTTACAAATGATTTACGAAAAATAAAAAAATATGGCAACTGTATCATGGGTAGTATTTAAGCATCATAAAAAATCGGATGGTACATACAATCCCAAAATCCGAATATCACATAACAGAACATCATCGTATATATCAACTCCCATATATACGGATATGGTTCGATTTAAGAAAAAATCGGCTTCAGGTACTATTACTTTAGAAAAAATAAAAGAAGAACTTGATGATATAGTGAAGGAGTATCGCCATATTATAAATGATAATCAAGAGATTGTCCAGGAATGTGAGACGTCTAAGGATATTGTTTTAATGATCGAAAGACGGAAGAAGCGTAAGGATATAGATTTCATAGAATTTGCTAGACAGCATATCCAAATGACTCCCAATGCGGGAACTAGAACAGTTAAGACTACCGGAATAAATGCACTTTGTCATTTTCTTAAATATAAAAATGGTAATGATAAACTCTCAATAAAAGACTTAACGTCTAAGTTATTAAGAGAATACGAAGGATGGTTGCGAAAAGAAAGATTAATCACTGTCAGGCAAAACAGAACAGCAAAACAAGAGTATAGGACAATTAGAAAACCGGCTTTAAATGATACCGGTGTGCATTCTTATATGGGGGTAATCCAGTCTGTATTTAATGCGGCCTTACTACATTTTAATGATTACGAAAAAGGAGATATTATAATAACCAATGACCCGTTTAAAGTATATACTATCCCGCCAGTCCTGGAAGCAAAGAAAAGAGCTGTAGATGTTGATATAATCAGGAAAATCTATAATTACTCTCCAATAAATAAACGAAAAAGAACTACTACTTTTACCCATGATATCTATATCTTGTCTTTTTTGCTAGCAGGAATGAATGCGGTTGATATGCTTAATTGTCGAATGGTGAACGGGAGGATAGAGTATGAACGTCAAAAGACAAAAGATAGAAGAAAGGACAACGCTTTCATCTCTGTGTATATCCACCCTTTGGCACTCCCCATCATTGAAAAATATCGTGATCCATCTGGAAAGTGTCTATTTGATTTTTATAAGAGATATAGTAATATACGTAATCTGACGAAAGGAATACATCGGGGTATGAGGTCTTTGTGTGAGGAGATTGGGATAGATTATATTCAATTCTATTCTGCTCGCCATTCTTTCGCTACTATTGCCCGTAATGAATGCGATATAAGTAAAGACGATATATCGCTATGCCTAAACCATTCAGATGGTAAGACAATAACAGACACCTATATTAAACGGGACTTCTCAAGAATAGACAAAGTAATAAGTAAAGTGGCCGACTATGTATTTGGAGAAAGCCTTTCCAGTACTTCGTCTATAAACAATGATCTGTAATGCGGGCACTCTAATACTCCCTTTTGCTTTGCTTCCCGATAGACTGAAGAGAATAGCTTTGCTTTTTCTTTTTCGGTGGTTGGTGTTTCTGCTATGGGTGTAACAAGGAACCTGCATCCCCAACCTTTGCAGGTAGGAGTGAGAGAACAGTGAAGGGCGTTTGTTCTCTCACAGGAGCAATTTTGGATATATGGTTTCATCGTTACCAGTCTTCCTCCGCTGTGTTTTTAGACATTTTTTCGGTTATAATGGTGAATATTTTGTCTTTTTGGTCTATAACCATTCTTCTTTGTTTTCCTCCACCTAATTTCTTAACCTTTCCATTTTTTAAGGCTACTGAATCAATTATAGTTTCGTTGCAATTTTGGTGTATAGGTGAGCTTCCGCCATATCCGATAGTTAAGGTTATATTATATAAATCAATTTTATATCTTCCGTCCTTGCATGCTATTTTTAATGTAAATTCCATTAAGTCAGTATTAAATGCTCCTTGTATTTTTGTATTTCCTTTGCATATAATTATTCCCGCTTCTTTATCGTCTGACTGTATCACATCTTTTGCAGATTTAAACATATCTGCGATCATAGCTTTGGCAGATGAATATAATTCATCTTTAGTTTTATCTTGTATTTGATTGATTAGCGTAAAGGTTACTATTCCATCTTTAACAGGTACTGCTCCAACTCCGTATTTATCATCTTGGGTTTGAGCGGATACGTTTAGTGATAAAATTGAAATGATTAATAACAGTGTCTTTTTCATAATCTCATTTTTTTGTTGATTAATATATTTGATTGTTGTTTATTATAGTATAATACTAATAATTTATTATTTTAATACGGTATTTGGTTAAACTTTTTTTCTCCGCAAAGTGTTGACTTTCAGCCTTTGAATATAATACCTTAATCTAATACATTACCGCCTATTGCCTATCAGCCCTCAAGAAAGATATTAATTCATCCTTAGTCTTAATGGTATCATCCTTGGATTGTATCGTAGCGTCTTTTTCTGCGATAATTCTCTCTAGGTCTTGAATACGCTGTTTTAGCCTATCGAGCTCTTCCGAGTTTGATTTATCGCTTGGATCAAGACGGTGTATTTCAACTTCCCCTGTTGGCTTAATAATTTTTTGAGTACCGGATTCGGGCATTGTTACGGAAATCTTCGTATTTCCTACATTGGAATATGAAGATTTGTTATCTCCACTTCCTTGAGAACCGTAGTTGTCTCTTCCTGCAGTGTTTTTGTTTTCATTTATCATATTCCCTGTTCCGAATTCAAGCCATTCTAAATTGTATTTAGGAAACCTTGATATTATTTTTTCGCATGTTGAATGGGAAGGATTTCTCCTTTCGTTAATAATACGTGTGATAGTAACATTATTATTAATCCCAATAGCAGCACTAAAAGAATTTTTATTAAATCCTTCTGTTTCCATTATGTATTGCACTCTTTCCCAACCTTCCATTAGCTAAATTTAAAAGTTATACAAACTGTTAGTTAATTAACGTGAATAAACTAACTTTAGTGTCGCAAAAAAATTTGCAGTTATACAAACTGTTAGTATCTTTGCAACATCAAACAACATCCAACACCACAAAGGTGCAAAGTTTGAGCGAGAAAAGCAAATTTTTTACATAACTAAAAATAGGTAAGACGATGAACGCATTTACATTTTTGACAGAAAACGGAAAATTCAATAACAGTGAGATAATGAAACACGCTCATGTTTTGAAAGCGTATCGTCGTATCTCTTTGAGTGAGGCTTTGAAAAAGGCTTGGTTTCTGGCAAAGAGACAGCAGAGAGAATTCAGAGAGGTTGAAGAGGATAAGAAATCTTTCAAGCCTGTGTTCAATGCAAGCAAGGGAAATGTATTGAAGGCGTTCTTTGCCGATAAATATACTAACTATGATAGCTCTTGGAGGTAATTATGAGTACAGAACAGATTAATGAGAAATTGGCTTTCCTTCATCAATACGTGAAGGATCTGGAGAAGAGAGATGAAAAGACCGTTCAGTTATTGACCGCTTTTAATAAGCCAAAGAAATGGATTATGAATTACCTTTTCAATTTGATAAGTGAATACGAAGCTCTGTTAGGTTAGAATCTACGAAAGAAGCGAGCGAAACGCTTTCAGGGCGCATTGATTAGTTCTTTGACATCTTGGTTCATACGAAAAGAAATTCAACCGTAGCAGAAATGCCGGGACCGGTTGAAGGTTCGAATTAGTAACGTATATCACTTGGAAGTCCGAAAAGTCTTTATCAGTAAGCATATAGCAGGTTAGGCGAGCTATAACGCTATCTAAGTGATTCAACATATAGCCCTACTGACGGATTGAACGGCATCCGATAGCGAGAATCGGGTAGGGCACAACCACTTTAAATTTTATAAAAATGAAAGAAATTATAGCCAAATTGGTAGAAACAACCAATTACCAAAGATTTTATGAGTTATCTGAACCAATTTATAAGGGTAGAAGATTCGGTAGTGATGTCGATATTATACGAGAACTTGAAGAATGCAAGGAAAGGATGGATCCAGAATACAAACGTATTATTCGTACAGATGGGTGCCATATTATTTGCGTTTCAGATGCATTCACTCATATTGAAAGGCTTGTATTTGTTGGCGAAAAGTTTACGTCAGGATATGGTAGCATTGGCATTCATATAGACGGTTCCCATACCATTAGGATACATGGCGGTGATGAAAGATATGTCTATCCAGATGAAGTGTATTTAAGGCATTTGGGGATAATCAATGGTGTAAAAATCAATATTGAAAGATAATTCCATAAATAAAATTTTATTTTGTGTTTGTGTTGTATAGTGTACGGTCTGTGAAGATAGTGCACTTTTTTAATAAGGGTGGTTAGCTTATCGGTTAGAGCTTAGTGTTGCGCAACCAATTATCACGATTGAGAGAGGTTCGATTCCTCTACCATCCACAATAATAATCAAATAATTAATCTTATGAAACGTACTCCACTATTAGCAATTTGGGCAATATCGTTCGCATTAACAATATTGCTTGCAAACGAAATGAATATTGTCTTCTGGCTTTCGTTTGCTGTATTTGCATTATGTTCCATATATATGGAAAAGCACCAAAAAAGACTAAAAAGAGAGAGTGATAGAAGAAAAGTGATATAGGTATGCGGTTCGGGAGAATAGCTGTTTTATGTGTGAAAATTCGTGTCTATTAAGTCCTGTATCTGACGTGGTACAGGCAAATGGATAAGTGGCGGAATTGGTAGACGCAAGGAATTGAAGAGGTTTGCGATAAAAGAGACGCTAAAAATAGCATCTGCCTTAACCTCAACCTGCGAAGGTGTTATAACAAAAAAGATAGTTTGGTTGAAATACCAGTTATAGCGGATCGAGTAAAATCGTCCCGGTTCGAATCCGGGCTTATCCACTAATAACAATTAAACAATTAATCTTATGGCAAAAGAAGGAATTTGGATGCAGTTTTTAAAAGGACTAGCTATTAATGAAGTTGTAGAGTTACCTAATAGCTCGTATGACAGTTTAATGAACGTGACTAGATACAGAGCTAGAAGAAGATATGGTATCGTAGTTGAAAGAATAGGAGACATTGACTATTTAAAAGGCACTTTTAAAATTAAAAGAATTGCATAATGGAACCTTTATCGCAATGTGAGTACCAAGTAGCTCATGAAGTAGCCAAAGGGCAAACCCCTGACGAAATAGCCGATTTGCTTAAAAAGTCGGTTTGGACGATAAAAGCGCAAATACGGGACATTCATAAGAAGCTAGGCATTAATAACAATGTCGAGCTCACTTTATATATGCTGTGTGATAGAACGAAAAGAAATTTCGATTTGAAGGAAATACGAAAGCATGGAATTGAAATTTTCTTCTCTGTGTGGTTCTTTATGTTAGCTATAACTCCTAATTTCCAAATGGATATGAGAAGATTAAGAATGCGTTCCGGTGCTCGAATATCGGCAAGGGCGATTCGACCTAAAAGAGACAGTGATTTGATGTTCGCTGCCTAATATTAACTATAAAAATATATTCTATGAAAACAATTCATAAAATTCAGAATGTAATTGCGATCATTGCTTTGGGAATGTCTATGCGTCTGGCAATGCAACTAGAAATGACTACTAACGAGACTATATCAGCCACTATAATGGTAGTCCTTACTATATTAATGCTACTGGAAAGAAGCTCTAAGGAAATTCATCAAAAAGAATAGGAGGGTATATGGATGATCCCATTATTAGCCAAGCTATACAAATAGGCATTAAATTTGGCATTGAAGCATATAAGAATGAAAGAAATGCAAATCTCAAAAATAAAAAAATTCTTATATGTAAATCCGATGCGGAAGACCGTTTCGGAAGCGGAGTTCTTAGAAATTTAGAGAAAAGGAAACTTATATATCCTTATCAATTTGGTATTGAGGAAGTAGTGGATGAAGAAGGAGAACCAATCAAAAAAGCAAAAGGATATATTTATTATAAACTATCCGATCTAATAGAGGCGATAGAAAAAGGCAATATTCTAAAATGCCTTCAAAAGCATAAATAACCATTCATTTATTAATTAACCCAATGCCGACACCCCAGGATGTCGTAGAGTGCAAGCCTCTGTATTTTATTTTAAATGTTCTATATCCTAGTGTCCGTTGGTTCGGTATCTAGGAACTAAATTTTGATGCAATAAACTTTTCGGGAAGCGTCGGTTCGTGAGGATAGGCGCTTTATTAATTTTGATTAACCACTTTAATAATATATAGTTATGGAAGAAAAGAATGTAACTGAATTGCAAATAATTCAAGCGAAACAAGCTGCCGAGTTTGCAATGACTCCTGTAGGACAAACGGTGAAACAATTTGAAATAATGCAACGCATGGCCAAGATGTACACCGAAAGTACTATTGTTCCAGATACCTATAAAGGAAATATCGGAAACTGCGTTATTACATTGGATATGGCAATGAGGATGGGGTGTAACCCTCTGATGTGTATGCAAAATCTTTATATCGTACATGGTAGCCCGGCTTTCAGCAGTAAATTCCTGATAGCGACAATCAACGCAAGCGGCCGTTTTTCTCCTCTTCGTTATGAATTTAAAGGAGAAGAAGGAAAGCCAGAATATGGATGCCGCTGTGTTGCTTATGAGTCGTCCGATAAAGAACATAAAGAACCGCTCCATGGAGATTGGATAACAATGGCTATGGCTGACAAGGAAGGGTGGACGAAGAAGAACGGTTCAAAATGGCAATCAATGCCAAGCCAAATGCTCCGTTACCGTGCCGCAGCTTTTTGGCAGCGTGTATATTGCCCGGAAATTTCAATGGGGTTAATCACCAAAGAAGAAGCTGACGATATCCAGGATGTAGAATATACTGAAATACCTACCAAGGATAAATTAGCAGAAATAGCTGCCAGAGCTGCCGGGGTTGTAGATACGAAGCCTGAAGAAAACAATGAAATCCAAAGTAAGAAATCTGTTTAAAATTTATGTAACAATGGAAGCTCAACATTCTTTAGAATGGTATCGCAAACGATTAGGTTGTGTCACCGGCTCACGTGTCGGTGACTTGATGAAATCCGGTAGAAAGAAAGAGGATTTGTTCGGAGATACCGCAAAATCCTATATATATCAATTGGCAGCCGAAAGAAGCATGAACCCATATATCGTCAATGATGATAATCTGTTTGAAAAATATCTGTTCCAAGTCGGGGTTTCATCAAAGGCTATCGAATGGGGTAATACACAGGAATCTGACGCTCGCAAATTGTATAACAGAATGAAAGGTAATAATATGATTGAAACGGGCTTCTGTATCCATCCTGACATACCTTTCTTTGGCTCTTCTCCCGATGGTTTCTGTTGTAACGATGACGGAGAGAAAGGGACATTAGAGATTAAATGCCCCAGCCAATATGTTTTCATGAAATATAAAGAAGAGGTGAAAGACAATGTCGGATTACTTCTTGCTAAACCTGAATATTTCTACCAATGTCAGTCTCACATGATGGTGACCGGTGCCGAATGGTGCGACTTTGTGGTTTATTGCCCCTTTCAATGTAGTCCTATTCACATTGTGAGAATCTTCCCGGATTATATGAATTTCAAGCTCATAGAGAAGCGTATTCTGATGGCTAATGAAATAATTGAAAAAATGGTAGCGTAGTTTATGGAAAAAGAAATTAGCGAAATAAACGATTACCTGAACATTACCTGTTCAAATAATCCGGTAGAGATACAAGAGAGAATATCAGTCATAATGGTGTATTTGAACCGGTCCGGTGAAATGCTTGCGGATGCGAAGAAGTTACTCCGGAAGAAGAAATCTACAGAAATAAGCAATACCATCATCGCAATAGCGAAAGAGCAATGCTTGTCGGCAAAGGTACAAAACGCCTTGCTTGACAGCATAGCGGAGGATGAGTCATATTTGGTGGATCGGCTTGACCGGCTTAATGCTGCCTGCACGCATCAATTAGATGCTTTGCGTACTTTGTTGAGTTACGAGAAGGAAGCTATGAGGTTGAATAAAACTGGATATTAGAAAGTATTATTCCAAATAACATCTATTTGGAAGTTTTGAAATAAAACAATGCGAAAAACTAAAGTAATCCATGTCTATCTGATCTTCGAAAAGCGGAACTATTATTTCAGTTCGGTAACGGGTATCTTCCGGCATTTGTCCGAAGATCAGATAGGCATTAAACAAAGTACATTGTCTCACAATACGGAAGATACTATTGTAACCGGTAGAGCTATAATCCGCAAGAGTGAGCTATTGAGATAGCTTTGTTAACCTTTTTACCCCAGCCTGCCAGTCTGTGAAGATTGGCGGGCGAACATGGGGAGGTATTCTCAATGGTAAAGAGAGCATAAAGAAAGCGTACGAAGTGCTTTATGTATTGCATTTGCAATTATTTAGGTTCGACTCCTAAACTGCCCCACATGAAAATAACAATCACCAAACAAGAATACCAGACGATAGTCCGGTGCTTGAAAACGTCAGAAATCCTCATTAGGGGATATAATTCGAGAGATGAAGATATGATTCGTAAAACTAGAAAGAAACTTCAAAGGAGTAATGAGAACCGTAGAAATAATGACAGAGGTTGAAGTAGACCTTGACGATTACGTTGATGAAATTCTTGAAGAGTGTGACGACGATGAGCTAATTAAAGAAGTTGAGAAGCGGGGACATAGAGTTTATAGAAAAGGAAATCGTATAGTAGCTTTTGGAGATCAACCTGTAAATTTCAACTCTCTGGAAGATTTAAGAAGATTCCTGTGTGATATAGCAGGTGTTGGATATTATACGAGTAACGAAACGCTTCTCAATGAAATAAAATCAAAATTGCCATGACATTCGAAGAAATGAAAGCCCAGTATTGCGGCAAAAATATTCGCAAGAAGCCAAAAGATGAAGAGCACAAAATTCAGGTATCTATGGTTGAATGGTTCCGGTTGCAATACCCATCTATGCGTCATAACTTATTTGCTGTGCCAAATGGTGGGAGAAGAGACGCTGTTACTGGTGCCAAGTTGAAAGCTGAGGGTGTACTTGCCGGTGTGGCTGACTTGATTCTGTTGAAAAGCAATCGCCAATATGGGGCACTCCTAATTGAAACCAAAACAAAAAAAGGTACTCAAAGCGATTCTCAAAAGGAATGGGAATCCAAGATAGTAAAGGACGGATATAAATATGTTGTCTGCCGTTCTTTGGAGGAGTTTATAGAAGTTGTGAATGATTACTTAACAGAAAAATAAGATTTTCATTTGGTATTTTGAAATTTGGGTGTATCTTTGCGGTGTCACAGTTAACATACAGACACTGCTAAAGAGTAGGTCAAGAGATGATAGAAAGCATACGCAGTTCTATTATAATCCGTTACATATATCTCTGATGTATGTTGGCTGTGACAAGTTTGGATTATGTAGGACTGCTTTTTTGTTTAATTCATCTAATTGTCACAGCCGGATGAAAACAGTAAACTTATTGTCTGCTAAAGAAAGCGGACTAGTAAAGTCCAATAAAGGACAGGTAGTAACAACCTCTGTAAAGGTTGCCGAGTATTTCGGTAAAAATCACAGAGATGTAACACGCTCGATAAAAGAGCTTCTAACATCTGCGCAATTTTGCGCACATCTATTCATTGAATCAGAATACCCTGATAATTACGGGCGTATGCAACCAATGTATTTAATGAACCGTGATGGCTTTTCCCTTCTTGCTATGGGTTTTACCGGAGCCAAAGCGCTAGAGTTTAAACTTGCCTACATCAACGCCTTCAACGAAATGGAAGAGAAGCTTCGGAACAATCAATGTACGAAGTACGCAGAACGTATCGTCAAAAAGCAAATCAAGGAGTTTAACCAATCATTGCAAGAAACGCTCGCCATCGGTCGCAAGAAACACGGAAGTATCTACGGTGGGATGATACCTTACGGAAAGGAAGAAGTTGCGTACAACCCAAAAGAAAGCATGGAATCGAATCTAAAGAGGATATTCAATCAAGTACATGAGATGTGTGAGGATGGCTTTCTAATGACTTCGTTGGCTATTGAAGTACAAAGGAAGCTGAAAAGGTATTGAAAAGAAATTGTATAATCTTGGCGGAATGAAAGACTTCCGCCTATATCGCTATTGTCTAAAATTTAAATCAATATATTATGAATGAAATTAAAATCTTTCAGAATGAGCAATTCGGAGAGGTAAGAATTGCAATGAATGAGAATGAAGAACCTTTGTTTTGCTTGTCTGATGTGGCAAAAGCACTTGGATATAGCAGACCTGCCGATGCTGTAAATCAACACTGTAAAGGGGTCGTTATTTTGCCGACCCCCACAAATGGCGGTGTGCAAGACATAAAGTACGGCAAAGAGAGTGAAGTTTATCGTTTGACTATGAAATCTAAATTACCGGATGCCGAAAAGTTTCAAGATTGGGTTTGCGATGAAGTTTTGCCCTCAATCCGCAAGCATGGCGGTTATATTACAGTCCATCAGAATGATACTCCTGAAGAAATTATGGCACGTGCGCTGATTGTAGCACAAGAGACACTGAAACGAAAAGAGCAGCGCCTTATCGAAGCGGAAAGTAAAATTCAACAAGATGCTCCTAAAGTTCTTTTTGCCGATGCGGTCTCGACTTCCCAACGTTCTTGTTTAATAGCTGAATTAGCGAAGATACTACAACAGAATGGTGTGAATATCGGTCAAAATCGTTTGTTCTCATGGATGCGTGATAATGGCTATCTCTGCCAGAAAGGTGACTACTACAATCAACCGACACAGAAATCCATGAAATTAGGGCTTTTTGAATTGAAGAAAACATCAATTACTAAGCCGGATGGTTCGGTGTTGGTTACCACCACAACGAAGGTTACGGGAAAAGGACAAATCTATTTTGTGAATAAGTTTTTAGGAAAAGATGCCGCATAAACCAACGGGGCTACTTATCAGTAGCCCTAAATAACTTTAATAATGAAAAAGAAATCCGACAAGCATATTATCCGCCCGGACACCTGTGCAAAATTAAACAACGGGCAAATAATTCCAACTGAGAAAGGTAATCCACGAGTAGTTTATTGTAGTTTCTTCAACCGTCGGTTTGTTGCCGACAGCAAAAGAAACTGTATTCATGCGTATTAAATTTATGGACGGATATACATTGACAGAGAAAATGAGAAAAGCACGAAGACGTAATCGGCTTACCGCTACCGAACAGGCACTATTCCACGAATTAGTTGCCGTTTGTAACAGCGAGGGTTGGGAGGACGTATTCAGTTGCTCGAATATCGAACTCTGCTGTGCTCTTAATATCGACGAGAAAACTTTAGTCCGTGCCAGGTTATCTCTAATTAATGCCGGGTTGATTTATTACAAGTCTGGTAAAAGTAAAAGAACAGTTGGAATGTATTCTTTTGAAAAGGCCTTTGAGAATTCGATTGTGAGTTCAACTACCGGAAATATTCCGGTAGATAAGCCAGCCCAAGAGACAGTAGATGCGCCAGCCAATCTGCCAACCAATATGGGAACCAATCAGCCAACCAATGCGCCAGACTATATATATAAAACTAAAATAGAAACTAAACTAAAAGATAATATAGGGGAAACCTCAAAAAATAAACAATTTGTTCCTCCTTCTTTTGAAGAAGTTTCTGCGTATTGCATGGAGAGAAAAAATGATGTTGATCCGCAAAGATGGATGGATCATTACACTTCTAACGGATGGATGGTTGGCCGCTCTAAAATGAAAGACTGGAAAGCAGCAGTGAGAACATGGGAAAGAAATAATTATCAAACAGAAAAAAAGTATGGAAACAAGGATAAGGCCGGTAACTCCGATTCCGATAGGAAAGCTGTTATCCGCACAACTGCCACCTACAACATTGATAAATGACAAGAAGAGACGAGCAGAAGTGTTTGCTGAATGCTGCCGCTTTGTTTGTCCGGGATTTAAAGTTGAAGGGGCTTTTAGAAAGATAATGAATGATATATTTCTCTATGCAGAAGGTAATTCGGGGACTGGGAAAGGCCTTTTGCTAACAGGAGATTACGGGACCGGTAAATCAACTATAATGCAAATTCTAAATAAATACTTATGGTTTATTGGAGGACGTGATGCCGGGGATTATCCCATTGGAGGATTCAGAATTGATTCCGCCTCTTATGTTGCTACTGGGTTCTCGATGAAAGGACGGGATTATTTAGAGCTGTATACTTACAATGGTGGAATCCCTAGGACGATCTGTTTTGATGAATTAGGAAGGGAACCTATTCCTTCTAAGCATTTTGGTACGGAGTTGAATGTTATGCAGTATATTCTTCAATGTCGATATGAATTGAGATACGAGTGTAAAACTCATATAACGACCAATCTTTCTATAGAAGAGATTCAGGATCGATATGGTGCATATATCGCTGATCGCATTAATGAGATGTTTAATGTAATCGAATTGAAAGGATCTTCCCGCAGATGAGAATACTCCTAAACATCCTCCTTCTCCTCGGAGTGAACATCTTATTTTACCTGGTGGTGTATGCGATAGCGGACCACTTGATGGATACAATTAATTAAAATATTAACAATGAATACAACCTTTGAAAAATCGGCTAATACCACTGATGAATGGTATACACCAAAGGAAATCATAGACGCATTAGGAAAGTTCGATTTAGATCCATGCGCTCCGGTTAAACCGCTTTGGCAAACAGCTACACAAATGTACAACAAGAACCATGACGGATTAACTAAAGATTGGGTAGGTCGTGTTTGGCTAAATCCACCTTATTCCCGTCCGCTTATTGAACAGTTCGTTAAACGTCTGGCAGAACACGGTAACGGCATCGCTTTACTATTCAACCGGTGCGATAGTAAGATGTTCCAAGATGTCATCTTTGAAAAAGCAACAGCTATGAAATTTCTACGGAACCGGATTCGCTTCTTTAGACCGGATGGGACTCGTGGGGACTCGCCCGGTTGCGGCAGTATCCTAATAGCTTTCGGTGAAGATAATGCCGATATATTAAGAACTTGCGATATCGCAGGTAAGTATGTACGAATCAATTAGAGTAAAACCTTGCAAGTTCTTGAAGAATTATCAAGGATTTGCGAAAAACAAATAAAGATATGAGTAAATACAGTGAATACCATTACGCCTTTACCTCTACAGTCACCCATCTGCGGGAGATAAATGTGGATATGGGTTTTAGAAAGTAAAATTAATCAAATATGAATATCTATAACAAATACATCGCTGAACCAATATACAAATGGATAAATAGCGGTGGCTGGCTACATATATTAGCTCTTGGTTTATTAGGGATTGTTTGTACGATATTAGCCATTTACGGCAGATTCGGATTCAATATATGGCGTTTTATATTCGCTGATATACCGCTTTTCGGCTTCTGTGCGTGGGCTTTGTATCAATGTGTGTATAAAACCATCAAGAATAATAAAGAAATATTCAAGATAAATAAAGATGAGTGAATTATATATTCCCATAGAACGCCCTACAAGAAATTTGGTAAACGGAAGGTTCTTGAAAGGGCATACTTCTTATAACAAAGGTAAGAAGATAAAATTCCATTCAATATGGAGTAAACGCAGGTGCTTAAGAAATTTAGAGAAGGGACGCATTATGCCTCATAAGACTGGTGGTGGCATGAATAAGAAGGCAGTTGTTGTGATTAAAGATGGCAAGTTAGTTGGTAGGTATGATTCGGTAACACTTGCCGGAGAAAAGCTGAACATTACTCCTTCTCAAATAAGTGCCGTTTGCCTTAAAAAGAAAAGATATAAAACTGCTAGAGGGTATAATGTGTATTTTGAAAATGATAATGAATGGCTTGATCTGATAAATATATGAAAGAGTACATATTGAGTGAAATACGTGATACCTTATTTGGCAAAATTCCTAATGAGGAAATTCCTACAGTGATCGATTCTATATCATTTTGCTTAAGGAATTATGATATAACAGAAAAGGAAACATCGGTTGTGGTCTATGATAACTCCGATTCGCAGATTATTAGTAAATTCTTCATAGCTAAAGCCGTCGAAGGATTGTGCCAAAGTTCCTTGGACTATTACCGTGTCATATTGAGAGCCTTTATCCTTCAAGTTGGGAAGCATATAAAAGAGATCGTAACAGATGATATTCGTGTGTATTTAGCTTACAAGAAGATAAATAAATGCAGTGACAACACATTGAATAATATCCGTAGGACTTTAAGTAGTTTTTTTACTTGGTGTACAGAGGAGGGAATAATTGAAAGGAATCCGATTCTTCGGATTAAAGGTGTAAGGCAAGTGAAGAAATTAAAGAAGCCTTTGAGTGAGGATGATATGGAGAATCTTAGGGCAATGACTAAAAATAAAAGAAACAGAGCTATAATAGAGTTTCTTTTTTCCACCGGTTGTCGTGTTTCTGAAATGACGAATGTCAATCGGGCTGATGTTGATTGGGTAAACGGTCAAGTGGATGTATTAGGGAAGGGCAGAAAATATCGCACTGTATACTTGTCCGCCCGATGTAAAATAGCTCTACAGGAATATATTAATTCTCGGACAGACACTTTGGAAGCTTTGTTCTTGTCGGATTATGAGGGTATGTGTCCGCAGATAAAAGATACGAAACAGCTTTCTCGTATATCAAAGGGAGCCGTAGAAATCATGTTACGGAATCTTGGGAAAAAGGCTGGTATACCTAATGTTCATCCTCATAGATTCAGGAGGACAGCCGCTACTACTGCTTTGAAACGTGGAATGCCTATTGAACAAGTGCAAAAAATGTTAGGTCATGAAAGCATTCAAACGACTACTATTTATGCACAGTCAACTAATGATGAAGTTAAATTAGCCCATGAAAAATATATTATCTGATATAAACGAAATGTTGAGTATAACAGACAGTTATCAGGCACCGGAACGTATAATGAATCTTTTATTTGGAGAGAAAAAAGAACGAATTAAGGTATTCAAAGACTTTTTGGGTTATTTCAAATGCGATGTCAGTTATGATTGGTTCCATGAATACTTTGAAGATGAACATGCCGACCGAAAGAATAACAAGCAGGATTTTACTCCTAAAAGTCTTTCAGCTTTGGTTTCTAAATTATTAGGTTCTGATACCGGAGTGACCTATGAGCCAACAGCCGGAACAGGCGGAATGCTTATCTCGAATTGGTACAATCACCGGAATAGTATTAGCTTTCTGGATTATAAACCTAACGACCATTTGATAGTATGTGGTGAGTTGTCAGACAAAACTATACCTTTCCTTTTATTTAATCTAGCTATCAGGGGAATATCCGGTATCGTATTCCATGGTGATACTTTGAGAAACGAATACAAGGCTCTGTATATATTGACTAATGAATTGAATTCTCCTTGTGATTTTTCAACAGTCACAAGGTGGCAATAGTTATTCAAGTAATGGCAATCCCTTCCGCATTATCGTATGGGATTATCAGGAGAAATAAAATATTAGAGGAACTTAAAACAAATAAAGTATGGATATAGATAAATTAATAGATGATGCTATTGAAAGCTATGATACATATCTACGCTACTGCAACCATCTAGCTGTGGAGGCACAAAGATATATCGACTTTGACAATTTTGTTTCTTGCGAATATATCAATGGTGTAGGACTTAGTATCTTGGTGACATTACCTGAAACAGATGATTATACTATTCCTGAATGTGTATGTCCTGTAGTAGGGTTCTTTGAATATGCCAAAGGAAAGGATAAACTATCAGTGGATGACATTAAAAAACTATCATTATGAAACAGACATTAAAAGAAGCAGCAAGAAAATACGCTGACGAGATATATGATCCTGCTGACAGAGGAATTTTGTATAGAGAAACACAGGATGATTTTATCGCTGGTGCAGAATGGCATGCAAAGCAATCCCTTTGGATAAATGTTAAGGAACGGTTGCCGGACTATGAGGGAAAAGTTTTAGTTCTTTATGAATATGAAGGGGAAATGCAAATTCAAGAACTTTTCTATATTGGCGAAAAAAGAATGGTGTTTGGTTCTAATAAAATACTTGCGTGGATGCCAATCCCGTCTTTCAATGAAATACTTGAAGCCAACAGAGATGTACTAGAACGGATTAAAGAGAAAGGAGATTGACTAATGAGATTTGTATTAATTATACTTATGATAACCATGCTATTATCTTGTAAAGATGATATGGCTGGTCGTTTAAAAGGCGGAACGATTATTACTGTTAAAGGAGACACTATTGAGTTTTATGGAGGAACGTTGACTTATAAAGGATTTGACACTAGAAGTATTAGGAATATTGCAATTAATGACTTAAAGAAGAAAGGAGACTAATATGAAAGCAAGAATAAAAACAACTGGAGAAATTGTGGAGATTGAGGATTTATATGATGATGGTACTGCCTTAGTGAAAGGTAGGTATTTCAAAGTGTCAGAATTGGACTTCTTTGAAGATTTTGAAACTATTGATTGGGAGCAAAGACGCTATGAATTAGCTAAATCAGCCATGCAAGGAATATTGAGTGACAAAGAGGAGGTTGATATTGCTTGTGCTTATGCGGAATACGAGGAGAACGAGAGACATACAATGCCTAAAGCGGTTGCTAAATATGCGGTTAGTTGTGCTGATGCTCTTATTGAAGAACTAAAGAAAGGATACTAATATGTATGTAGCAAGAGACAAAGACGGTGATTTGTACCTTTATAAGAAGCAACCCGTGAAGTATTCGGAAAGTTGGCAATTATGTAGTGACAATCCCCATGATTTCTATAAGCTAGACTCTTCTTTATTTCCCGAAGTAAAATGGGAAGATGAAGAGCCGACGGAAGTTGAATTGGTAAAGAAGGAAAAATAAATGAAGAAAGTAACAAATATCACTACTGTTTTTAAGTGTCTTAATCCATATAGGAACTGATATAACATTATGAGCAATGATGGTTTCTATGATATTAACATTATCATTGTCGGCAAATCAGAGCTATTAAAACTAATTATAGCTTTGATAAAATTACTGATTTTCAACAAAAGGACTGTCATTAAAAGATACAGAAAGGAGAAATAATAATGAAAAATAGAAAAAAGTTAGCAATAGCGAACCTTTGTCGTGTTTATCTCCATATTCATGGATTTATCACAGATGGTGAAAATGGAAGAATACACTATAAAATTATGAAATGGCAGAAAAATAATAAAGTCTCTATTTCAGAAGCACAATTGGATTCTGCTGATTTCATTTATGATGATAACGCTAAAGAAAAGGAGGAATAAAATGAATCGTACAATAAAATTCAGAGGAAAATCAGTTTTAAATGACGAATGGATATTTGGTGACTTGATTCAGTACGAAAGTGGTGAAATGGCTATTTTCAGCAATAAACTTTCCCAATATGGATGCGAAGCTACTGAAATGTTTAATAGAAGTAAGGTCATTCCCGAAACCGTAGGTCAGTTCACCGGATTACTTGACAAGAACGGTAAGGAAATTTACGAAGGGGATATATTGTTAATGGGTGAAGATGAAGGCGTAAGAATCTATAATAAAGTAGGTGTAAAAGACGGATGTTTTGGATATATCGGAGAGTATAGTGGAGAATTATTTCCATTCTGTAACTATAATGTAATGGAAGAGATTGTAGGCAACATCTACTATAATCCGGATTTAATCAAGGAGGAATAGCGATGAACAGAGAAAACAATAAATCCCGTTGCCGAGAAAGACTATTGAAGTTGCAAGAAGACGACATCAATAAACTTATAATAAGCGAAATTGCAGATTTAGCCTATTGTAACGGATATAATACCGTACTCGATGCTGCGGAAAAGGTTTTAAGCAACGAGGATTATTTTAAAATTGTGAAACAATTAGAAAGGGAGGAATAATCATGAAGAAAATCATGTTCAATGATAAATTTGACTTAACCCAAGCCGTATTGGAAGGTCGGAAGACTATGACGAGAAGGATTTGTAAATACGATAGACCTGATGAAAGTTGGGATATTGTATTTCCCGTTTTTGGATCTAAAGATTATGATAACGAAGGGAACCTAGTATCTCCTTTATTTGGTGCATTTGGGTGGAAAAATAAAGATGGAGATTTTACAGGATGGAATAATCCCCTTTACAAGTTTGGCGAAGTTGTTGCCATTGCACAAAGCTATAGGGATTCAGGCTATTCCCCAGACTCACTAGACAGGCATCCGAAAGATTTAAGCGTTCGTGGCCTCATGAAGAATTCCGCAGGATGGAATAACAAAATGTTCGTTAAGTCGTATGCTTGTAAGCATCACATAAAGATAACCAATGTAAAAATAGAGCGTTTGCAGGACATTAGCGATGAAGATTGCTTGAAAGAGGGGATTATACATGCGTATACCGATAATAATGGAATAAAGAGATATCATACCCCTCATACAAAAAGAGGATATTTGTCAACAGATGTAGCTCAACAAGCTTTTGCGTTCTTGATAGACAAAGTATCCGGCAAAGGTACATGGGAAAGTAATCCGTTTGTATTTGCTTACGAATTTGTGTTATTTGACTAAGGGAGGAATAGCAATGCCAATAAGCAAAGTTATGAACCAAGCAGACAGCAACCTACTGGCGGAATGTATGAAGGAAGCTGCAGGTTACTGAAATAGTTACTTCAATAGTTTTGTGTGCTACTATAAGCCCTATTAGGGCTTTATTCGGTATTTTTAGTTTGTGAAATGAATAAAATTAAGAAAAGATGTGTGCTGCACCTAAAGGAAACCAATTTTGGAAGTTAAGAAGTAAACATGGACGTGACAAGTTGTTTGCTACTCCTGATTTATTGTGGGAAGCGGCTTGTGAATATTTTGCTTATTGTGATAAGCATCCTTGGAAAGTTGTAAAAGATAAGACAAAGGGTAAAAATAAAGAAAAGGAGGAATCTCCTACTCAATGCCCCTATACTCTAACAGGATTATGTTCCTATTTAGATGTTAGTGAGGAATATTGGAGAGAATTTAAGAAAGCTGGACATGAAGATTTTTTTGGGGTCATTACACGTGTAGAAAACATAATCAAGTCTCAACAGCTAGAAGGTGCTATTGTCGGAGTGTTTAATGCTAATATTGTCTCTCGCATTAATGGATTGGCGGACAAGCAAGAAATAGATCATACTAATGCAGGCAAAGAGTTTAAGGGATTCAACTTTTTACCATATACTCCTGAAGTAGGCAAAGAAAAATGATTGAGAGTAAAGTCAACATAAAGCAAAGGTTAGCGTACAATTATCTTCGTGATAATGAAACGAAATTTTTGTTGTATGGTGGAGCCGGTGGAGGTGGTAAGTCTTGGCTGGGCTGTGAATGGCTAATGCAATGCGCTTATTACTTACCCGGCACACGTTGGTTTGCGGGAAGAAATAATTTAAAAGATAGCCGCCAATCAATAACTGTCACATTTGATAAAGTTGCAAAGTGGCATGGATTCACATCATTTACCAATACGGATGATGGAATATCATTTTATAATGGTTCAGAAATAATCTTCCTTGATCTGACATATTATCCGGTTAAAGATCCAATGTACGAAAGATTGGGATCTAAAGAGTTTACTGGAGGTTGGATAGAAGAGGCTGGGCAAGTTCATTACCTAGCTTTTGAAGTCCTTAAAACTCGCATAGGGAGACATTTAAATGATGTTTATAATATACAGGGGAAAATATTAATAACATGTAATCCTAAAAAGAATTGGCTTTATAGAGACTTTTATAAACCATGGAAAGAAGGGAAATTATGTTCTCCTTATGCTTTCATCCCCGCATTAGTTCAGGATAATCCATACGCAACAGATGATTATCTTGAATCTTTACGGAACACAAAAGATAAAGTAACAAAAGAGCGTTTGCTTTATGGAAACTGGGAATATGACAGTGATCCGGCCGTACTATGCGAATACGATGCTATATGCGACTTGTTTGTAAACGACCATGTTAAAGCCGTCGGCATCTCTTCCGCTTCTGCTGACCTTGCAATGAAAGGGCGTGATAGATTTGTGGCCGGGCATTGGATCGGAAATGTTTGTACTATCCGAATAGATAAAGATTTCAGTCCAGGAAAGATGATTGAGACCGATCTAAAAAATATGATGATAGAGTGCAAAATTCCCCGTAGTATGACGATTGTAGACTCTGACGGATTAGGAGCCTATCTGGAAAGTTACTTGACAGGAATCAAAGAGTTTCACGGAGGTAGTAGACCTATAAACCCAGAATTTGATAATCTTAAATCAGAATGCGCTTTTAAGCTTGCAGAATTGATTAATTCTCGGAGTATAAGGGTTGTGTGTTCCGAACATCAAAAAGAGCAAATAATGGAAGAATTAGGCGTATTAAAACAGGATCATATAGATGCTGATACTAGAAAGAAAGGTATTATCAGCAAAGATAAAATGAAGGAGATATTAGGTCGTTCTCCTGATTATTTGGATATGTTGATAATGGCAATGTTCTTTCGAATTAAACCTATACCACAAAGACCAAAAGTAAAGTTAGGACAGATATGACAGTAAAAGAATTTTTGATAAAGAGTGATGTTTGCCGAGATCAGGAAGGGTTGAGAAAGCAGATTGAGGAACTTTCAAAGCCGGAATTTATCGGGAATAAACGCACTCCTTCCGATTTGAATGATATAACCATGGGACAGTTGATAATGCTTCAGTCTATGGGAGATTCTAAAGATGTTGCGTTGATTCCTTGTAAGACGCTTCTTTGTATGGAAGAAAAGGAAATATTATCTGCAAAAGCGGAAACTATACTAGGATTTTCCATGTGGGTGATAACGGAGGTAGACCGGATAAATAAACTGTTTTCTTCCACAAGCGTAAAACCGACAAAGGAAGAAAAACAGGCCGGAGTTGAGAAGCTGTCATTTGGAATGTTTGGAATGATAGACCATTATGCATTAAGAATGGGGATTGCCAATCATGAAGATGTTGAAAAGGTGCCATGGGTTCGTATCTACAAATGTCTGGATATTGATTCTGAAAAAGCAAAGTTTCAGAGAAGATTACAGGAGGTGTATGCAAGAAATAACAAAATATCAAAGTGATACATTTTTAAAAAGAAAATGAGAATTATTCACCGAACAGGTATAACAAAATGATATTATAATGACAACAGTAGAGCAAAAGATAAAAAGCATAGTTGATAAGATGGAGGGATTGACCTATGTCTTTGATAATTGGCAAACCGCCAATTTGAGGTTAGATAAGCTTCCTTTTCCAGCAGTGGTAAATGTACTTCCTGTTTCCGGACGATTTAACCTGAATAAAAATCAATTAAAAGATTATCCAAATTGCTTGATTGCTTTCATGGATAAGATAGATTTTGATTTCGACGGAACAGAAGCAGATCAGAAAGTAGAGCTTTGCAAAAGCTATGCTAAGGAGTTTATACTTCGTTTGAATGAAAGTGGATTATTTGAGTACATAGAAGGAGATATCTACTATTCTACTACCTATGACGGGTTGGATTCTAATGTGGCTATTGTTGCAATAGAACTGCAGTTGAAGGAAAGACAAGGCCTTTTGCTTTGTTACGGTAAGGCTATAGGTGAAATATTCAAAAAGATAAGGGATTCTCTTTATGGCAGGGAAGGATGAAGCATTAGGAATTATAAAATATGAGTTAACCGATCTCCGCCAAAGGATAATCGACAATCATATAAGAGCGAGGCAAAAAGCTAGCGGAAAAACTATTGCAAGCTTACGGGTTGAAATAACAGAAAATAGTGGTATTCTTTGGGGAAGGAAAGCTTTTGGGACCTTAGAAACCGGAAGAAGGCCGGGAAGAGTTCCTAAAGGATTCTATAAAATAATTCTTGATTGGGTAGAAACTAAAGGGATAAGAGTGGAGAAACCTAAAACTTTCGCTTATTTCATTGCGAGAAAGATTGCAAGAGAGGGCACGCAACTTTATAGAGACGGAGGTAGAGATGATATTTACTCAAAAGAAATAGAACGCACAATTCAGTCTGTCATGGAGAAAGTTTTCGGCATATTCGAAAGAGATATTAAACATATAAATTTAAATAGCAATGAGAACAGAGGAGTTTAATGGACATACGATAACATATCCGGATGAAACTTGTTTTGCTTTTAATCCGCAGATTATAACGATAGATAATTTGACCGGTTCTGTTATATTTTATGTTGGAGACTATTCAGACATGAGGGAGCCTATATCAGGCAAAGTATCTATCGACATTTCAGAATATCTAAGATCGCTACTTAGATTTGATTACGCAGCTATACCTAACTCAAAAAACATTCATGTTCAAATTGATGTTGATGGTCAGACATTTGAATTTTATATAAATGTGATTTGGGGAGCTATGAATATAGGGGAGGTATTTAACCCTTCAAGGACGGTTACTATGTTTAGAAACTTCCCTTCTACTATTTCCATTTACAGCAATGGAGAAATAAATGTAAGATATGATGCGGAAGAATATACCTCTGTTGAAGTTGAAAAAACAGGGTTATTACACAAAGATTTCTCCGAATTATTTAAGGATGCAAAGGAGTTCGGCATGATTAAGATACTTAATACCCCAGAGGCTCCCAGCACATTTCAATATACTTTCGATCGGACGTTTAAACCTCTTCCTGATGATGCTGTTCTTATCAAGGTTCTATTTAATGATTGCACTAAGGGAATACATCTACGTTGGTTGGATCGTCACGGATTCCTTCAGTATTGGCTTTTCCAAGAGGGGGATTTGACCGGACAGTCTTCCAATGAAGGGGAGCAATTAAACGTTGATTATAGCAATATAAAATACGTTTACAATGGAATGAGCCGTTATCAAGGCAAAACATATCAAACGACACGAAAGGCTTGTGCTACGCTCGTAGAACGAGAAACATTCAATATGTTATCTTCTATCCATTCTTCTCCTATTGTCGATATGTATATTGATGAAAACTGGATACCGGTTAATATTGTAGCTGGCTCATTCACAGATAATGGAGCAGACCTTCAAGACTTTGAAATTCAAATAACTATGCCGGAAACTATTACACAGATGCTATGACAAGAGACGAATTATATATTAACGGTGATAAGGTTGATGTTGGAGATACTGATATTAGCCTGAACTATAAAAGCAATCTGCTCACTGATATTAGTAAGATTGTGAGCAATAACAGTTATACGATAAAACTTCCTAAAACAGCAAAGAATCTGGCTTTGATTGAGTGCGCACATCTTCCCAGTTCAACTACTAAATTCCCATATCTTAAACATGTAGGGAATGTTTTACGAAATGGAATAATAATTGTGAAAGATGCGAATGTTGTTTTGTTATCTGTGTCTGAATATATCGAAACTGCTTTGTCTTGGGGAAATGTAACTAATTTTGCGGAAGTAGTAAGTAGTGATAAGAAATTGACAGATTTGGAATATGGTACAGAAGAGGGAACAGATTGGGTAGTATGGAACAATAAAGGGAGTAATTCTGCGCAATTTCCCTTGATTAATTACGGATTTAATTCCGGTGATTCAAATGTGTGGTATCATCCGGTAATTACTGTCAAATGGATCCTAGAAAAGATTCAAGAAGAAAGCGGAGTAACGTTTAATTTCCCTTCTGATAAAAAGACTTTTATAGATAAAATGATTGTTCCTCTTCTAACGAGGAATGATTCACAAAAGATAAACGATGCTTTCCCATCTTCTTTGCAAATGGTTGGATATGTGATAGTAGAAAGCACTTTTTCTTATCTAAAGTTAAACTATATAGGAGATAGTACCCAACAGTATGCAAGTGTTGGTGGTCCTTATGGAGATAGATTGTATACCAAATATCCTATCACATTGAAAGTTAAAGGAACTATTGAAATGTTGGTTCAATACAATTCTGGGATGGACGTAAATAACCAGTATTTGAATTTGAGAGTGTCACAGTCTGATTCTTCTGGTAATATATCTAGCGTATCTACTATAGAAAGAAAAAACTATGCTGCATATATTGAGGCTCCTAACGTTAGATTACTTTTCAATTTTGACGATCTAGTATCTATTGAATCTGACGAATTTATGCATTTTACTATAAAAGCCATTGCTACAGGAGCAAGTAGTAGCGTATTGTCTTTAACGGTGTATGATCGTAATGAAATATCTTTTGGTGAGAAATTCCCCTTAGTTCCCAATCTTCCGGACATCAAGCAAATAGACTTCATCAAAGCCGTTGCCTCAATGGTTGGTTTGTTTGCTTTACCGGATGGCGAAAACGGGATCAAGTTTATTCCCTTCGATAATCTGTCTGCAAACAAATCTAAAGCTGTAGACTGGACGAATCGTGTGATAATGGCTTATAATAGCGTAACGCCAAGAAACTTACAGTACACCCTTGATAATATTGCTCAAAACAACTGGTTCCGGTATAAAGAAGATGATAATGTCATGGGAAACTATGACGGAAATATCCAGGTTGATGATGCCACGATTGAGTACGAACGTGATGCCATCACTTTGCCTTTCTCCGCCTGCAGTACAAAAGGAGGCGTTGCTTATATTCCTTTGTATTCCTACAACGATAACGGAGAACTACAGTATAATAAAGCCAATCCTCGGATATTACTTCTTGATGGCACGAAGGGAATATTCAAGGGGCTAGAATGGACTACCTTAATTGCAAATAACTATCAGACGTACAAAGGACTAATCAATAATGCAAAGGTAGTGACCGAGTATATCCGTCTTAACAGTATCGAGTTACGGGACTTAGAGATGGATATACCGGTTTATTTGGCTCAATATGGTTGTTATCTGGCTATCATAGAGATAAAGACCAAAGAAAACGATATATGCGAGTGTAAACTTTTAAAATTGTAATACTATGGCAGAAGATGCAGTAGAAAAAGTATTAGAGATAAAAGTCCGATATGATGATGCGATCCGGAAGATTGCAGAATATCGGAAGCAACTTGATGTTTTAAAGCAGGTTGAGAAAACATTAACGGAAGATGTAAAGAAAGGAAGAATCAGTCGTGATGCTTATAATATAAAGCTGACTGAAACTAAAATAGCGACACAAGAATACAATGACGCCATTAGAGTTTTAAATAAAGAGATACAAAATAATATAAAGGCGGAAAAGCAACAAGAAAACAGCCTTGTTGCTCTTCGTGCCTCATTATCAAACTTAACACGGCAATACGATGAGATGTCTGAAGCGGAACGTAATTCTGCTTCTGGGCAAGATTTAGAAATACATATTAACGCTATTACAGATAAGATAGCAGAAGCAGAAGAAAAGACACAACGTTTTTATCGAAGTGTTGGTAAATACCAAGAAGCATTTGAAAAAGCTCTCTCTCCTTTAAAAGATCAATTAGATGAATTGATACAGGCTTATATTGCTATGTCAGAGGAAGAAAGAAAGAGTGCTGCAGGTGAAGAAATGCGTAATCATATTGCTGAAATAAGGGAGGAACTGAAAGCAACTACAGAAGCTGGTGGTAAATTCCAAAATGAACTCCTGTCATTAGTTGGGGTGCAAAATGGTTTTTTGGGTAAAATTTCAGGGCTAGTTGGTGGAATAAATTCGGTATCCGCTGCTTTTAAAGCGGGAAGGGTGGCAGCCATTGCTTTTGGAAAACAAATGTTGGCTCTTTTGCTAAATCCGGTTATATTAACCATAACAGCTTTAGTAACAGCCTTATATACATTAAAAGCTGCATTCGAATCGGTAAATAATACAATAAAAGGAAGTGAGGAACTTAATTATAAGTACCAGAAAGCAATGTCTCTTAATTCGGCAATAGCTGATGGCTTTACAAGAATTAATGAAAAAATAGCAGAGACTTATATAAAAATAGCCAATTCTATAAATATGGCATTAGCTAAATTTTATGAATGGACAGGCTTGGTTCCTGGTGCTAAAAAAGTTGTTGAAGATTATATGAAAACAGAAGAAGATAGATATAATCTCTCTGTAAACATAAGGAAAGCTAATGAGCAAGCTGCGGATAATGACTTGAAAATATCAGAACTTAGAGACAAGATTGCTAAAAAAGATAAATATACACATAAAGAAAGGATTGCTTTTCTTGATGAAGCAATAAAGCTTGAAACATCTAATGCGGAAAAAAGAAAAGAACTAGCAGAAGAGAACCTTAGGATTCTTGAAACTGTAGGCCAAAGAACTTTGAACTCTGCGGAATATGAAGAGAAGTTATCCCAAGCAAGAATTGATGTAGCAAGAGCAACTATTGATTTAAATAATAAAACACGTGAACTAAACGCCCAAAGAGTTGAAGCGATAAACGCCCAAAAGACAGAGGCAAAAGAGGCTGTTAGAACAGCCAAAGAACGTAAAGATAAAGAGATTGAAGCTTATAGGGAAGCGCAGGATATTCTTCTTTCACTTATAAAAGATAATTCGGAAAGACAAAGGCAACAATTAAAAGTAAGCTACGAAAGAGAAATCGAGGATTTAAAGAGGAAATTGACCGATGAAAAAAATTTAACTTTAAAAGCTAAAGATAATATTCGAGAGGCTATAAAGTTAAAAGAACAGCAGCAACAAAGGGAGTTGCAAAAACTATCAAATGAACAATATCAAACAGAGATCGAAAAGCGACAAAGATTGATAGAAACACAACTTGATGCGATAAAATCAGGAAGTGAACAAGAATATCAATTGCAAATGCAGAAATTGGTAACTCAACGAGAGTTGGAACTTTCAGAACTGGAATTGACGGAACAGATGAAAGTTGCTATACGTGCAAAATATAATAAGCAATTAGATGATTTAGTGAATCAGCGTAATGCGTATTTGTTGAGTAAAGAACAGGAGGCTATTAGAATCCGTTTTGAAACAGAAATAGCAACTTTACGAAATAATGAAACAGAAATACTAAAAGTAAAAGTTGAGCAAAGAAAAGCTGAATTAGACGCTATCCAACAAATGGAAGGTGAAAGTATCGAGGCATTTAATCTGCGTAAATTAGAGGCTGAAAATGCATACATTGATGCAAAGCAAGAATTAACAGATAAAGAGATTGCTATAGAGCAGGCTAAATATGATGCAGTTGCCCAAATTACCGGAGGGCTTATATCTCTGACTGAACAATTAGGAGAAAGTAATGAAGGGCTGGCTAAATTCTCTAAGATATTGGCTTTGGGTGAAATAGCAGTAAATACAGGAAAGGCAATTGCTGCAGGTGTTGCGCAGGCGCAATCAGTGCCTTTCCCAGGTAATATTGCAGCTATTGCAACAACTGTCGCTACTATCCTTGCCAATATTGCAACTGCCATTAAAACCGTAAAATCCGCCAAGTTTGCAACTGGTGGACTAGTTACAGGGCCGGGAACCGGAACGAGTGATAGCATACCGGCACAACTAAGTAACGGAGAATCGGTAATGACAGCAAGAACTACAGAGTTATTCGCTCCGATCCTTTCCTCATTTAACCAAATGGGCGGAGGAGTTCCAATAAATATTACCGCATCAAGTAATCAGACCATGGGAGAGGATATGCTTGCTAGAGCAGTTGCAAAAGGAGTCCAGATGATGCCTAACCCTGTAGTATCTGTAACCGAAATAAACACAGTTGGAAAACGAGTTGAAGTACTTGAAAATTTAGGTAGCCTATGACAGCATACGAATTATTATCAATGAATGCGTTAGCCTTAAAAGCTATGTGCGATAAATCCTTGAATGTGTCCGATATTAAATATTTGGATTTATATAAGGAGTACTCTCTGATGATTAAAGAAGGGCATAAAAAGACTTACATAATGCAATATCTTTCCGATCAATATAATATATCGGAAAGGATGGTTTACAACGTTATTGAGAAGCTTTCCTCTAACGTTGATTTATAGTTTAAGGGTGGGCGTTTGCTCACCCTCTTTTTTTACTGAAACGATTACTTCAGTGCAATTTCAGTCCTACATTCTTATAGCCGTATCTGGTTTAGTAACTTTGTTACAAACAATTACAGATATATGGCTAAATTATACATCAACAAAGACATTGCTGCTGATGCTGAAAGGATGAAGTATCTACTAACTGGAGATGATTGTGTCTCTTTTAACGATATTCAAACCTTTATTGATTCTATCTCCGAAGAAGATAATATTATAAATGTCGAAATTCATTCATGTGGTGGAAATTGCTTGGAAGGATATGCCATTTATGATGCTTTACGTGCTTCAGGAAAAGAAATATCCTGTACCGTTGTAGGAACATGCGCTTCTATGGCAACAGTTATACTGTTAGCAGCTCCTTTAGAAAGAAGAAAATCATATCAACATGCTAAATTTTTAATACATAGTCCATTTTATCCTCAAATGCCAAAGGAAATGACCATAGAAAAGCTACAAAAAGCTGTTGATTCATTAAAAGCAGAACAAGAAAAGATTTTAAACCTTTATGCAGATCGCACAGGGCAATCAAGAGAAATATTAGAAGCACAAATGTCTACAGATGAATGGTTTGATGCAGAGAAAGCTATTGAGCTGGGATTTGTATCTTCTATTGTTCCGGCTGCTTCTGCATCTGCATCCAAACCAGAGCTTAATAGTAATCTTAATATTGAAAGTATGTCAAAAGAAGAAAAGAAAGTGGCAGTTGCACAGGCATTTCACATGCTTGGTGTTGCTTTGGGGGTAGTAAAGGAAACTCCTGAAGCTGTCGGAATGGTAATTACTACATCAACCGGTGATGAGTTGACTGTAGAACGTGAGGAAGGAGAAATTCAGGTTGGCGATCCAGCTTCTCCTGATGGTGAATTTGTATTAGAAGATGGACGCACGGTTATCGTGGTTGATGGAGTTATTACGGAGATTAAGGAACCTTCTTCCGGTGAAGAAGATACACAAGCCTTGAAAGACCGTATTGCAGAACTAGAAGCAGAGAACGCTTCTCTAAAATCAAGTGCAAAGAGTGAAACCGATGCTCGTATCATTGCGGCTGTGGAAAAAGCAGGTGGAGAAGCTTGGTTAAAAAAGGCCACTGGTTCTTATGTGCCTGCAGGCCGGTCGTATACTCCACAGACAAAGAAAGATGAAGAAACAAAACCGGTGAGCTTGGTGGAACGAAAGTTAGAAGAAGCGAGAGATAAAAATAAAAAGAGATACTCAAAAAAGGTATAAGGTATGAATATTTTAGATTCAGTAAAAAACTTGACGAAGGATAACGGAGCGGTAAAAAGCTTGCGTGATCTATTAGTGTTGACGAACTTTGTTGATGAATCCTTGGAGCAGTTCTTTACGTTTGTTCAAAATGTACAGAACGGGCAAAAACTTGGATGGACCGGAGAAATGGAAGATGTAGGCTGGGCTGGTGCTCCCTGTAATCCTACTTATAAAGATGTTACTGTACAGGCAGCGGAAAAGACATGGGATATTGGACAATGGTCAGTTCCTTTGAAATGGTGTTATGAGGACTTCATGAACACTATTTCTGAATATGCGCTAAAGACCGGTACAGATATTGGTGATTTGACAAGCACGGAGATTATGGATGTTATCATTTATCCGGCTCTTGACCTTGCAATTAAGCGCATGTTCTGGCGTTTTATTTGGTTTGGCGACAAAGAAGCTCAAAACGTGTTAACAGGACAAATCACAGATGGGGTAGATGTTGAACTGTTCAAACCGTGCAATGGTTTCTGGAAACAATTATTTGCCATCGGTGCAGCCAATACAGGTCAAAGAGTGAATATTGCAGCCAACAGCGAAGCTTCTACTGCAGCACAATTGAGCGGAATTAAAACGGCCAATGTTGCAATCGGAATCTTTGATTCATTGCTTGAAAACGCTGATCCTCGTATTGCTGCAATGGAAGGTGCTGCTATTTATTGTACTAAGTCTTTAGGCGATGCCCTTACCAAAGATTTGAAACGTGAATACAAAGAGATTCTGACATGGGAACAAATCTTTAAAGGTTTGGATGTAACAGAGTACAATGGAGTTATGGTATATAGGGTTTCTATTTGGGATCGCTTTATTCAAAAATACCAGAACAATGGAACTAAGCTGAATCTTCCTCACCGTGCGATTTATGGTTCTCCAAAGCAGCTGTTTGTTGGTTCTCCCGCAAATCAAATTATTTCTGATTTGGAAATTTGGTTCAATCAGGATGAAAGAGTAACCAAGGCTTATTCAGCTGGTCGCCTTGGCTGTTTGATTGGAGAGGATAATTTGTTCCAACTTGCTTATTAAGAAAGGAGATTTTATGTCAGGAGTTTGTGACAATTTAATCAAAAAGGACATCGCACCGTCGTGCGATGATCCTATTGTTCCGGGAATAGAACAGGAAGGCGTTATTGCTAATCGATCTGATGTTGATTTTTCCGCAACCACTTTCAATTCAACTCGAAAGAATGTGATTGAAACGTTGGCGATGAAATCCGGCAAGAAAGCATATAAAGTTGTGGTTTATGGCGGTACTCCTTTTACAGGGACAAATGTAGCGTTGGCTACAGGGACATATCGTAATACATTTACTAACACCGTTAATATGGTCGTTTTGGCTAATGACCCTGATGTATGTGGTGATATTATTGACGGATTAGCAAATGGGGAGTTTGTCGTTGTTCTGGAAAATAAATCCAAGGGCTTGCAAAAGGAAACTAATCCGGGAGATTCTGCATTCCAAGTATATGGCTATTATCAAGGCCTAAAAGCTGCAGAAATAAGCAATGATAAGTATTCAGAAGACACAGATGGTGGTTGGTCTATCAGCCTTACGGAAACGAAAGTTCCTAAATCCGCTTTATTCTTGTATAAAACAAGTTATGAAACAACTAAAGCGGCTGTAGATGCTCTTACATCTGTTGTAGGAGGGTAAATCATGGAATTATTAAAAGTGGTTGGTAAGTTGGAAGAATTGAGAGAACGTGATGTTCTCTCTTCTTCCGACAAACTTGACATTGAATTAATGTACAGAGACGTTTTCGGGAGGAATTTCGTTAAAACATCTTGTAATGACTGTTACCATGATGCTGTGATTGAAATGTATATACATCTAAAAAAAACAGGTAAAATGAAGGAAAAATCAAATTACATATTGAAAAATGGTGTTGTCCTACAAAAAGAGTTTGGAAGTGGGGAAATGTATACCAATGAGAACATTACCGATGAATTTGCAGAAAACTATTTGTCGGATAATCCAAAAGGTATCATGTTTTTTGCAGGCTATCCTGCAGATTGGGAGAATAAAGTAAGAAAACGTGTACTGAAACGAGAATCTATTAGCGATGAACTTATAGCAATTATTGTTGAAGCATTTGATAGTGGAGTTTCAGAAGATTCATTGCTGGCCGAACTTACAAATTATGAGCTTGGTGGACGAAAAATCACCGAAAAACAATTGAACAATCATCTTTCAAAGGCGAAAGACATAATTGCAAAAAGAAAAGACGCTGAAAAGCTGGATAAACAGCAGGAAAAGAAAGAGGAGAATATTGAAAAGTCAGAGAAAACAGAAGAAAAATAATCCATTATGAGGGTAAAGGACCTTAAAAAGAAAAGCAGTAACCGAGTAGATGTATCTTACTTGCGTCAGTTTGGAATACAAGGGTTTGGAGATGACAACCTTTACCCTCAAACTCTCCGCAATATCATTGCTGCAAGCTCTACCGGAAGCGAATGTGCAGAGCGATATGCCAATTTTATCGAAGGTAACGGATTTAAAGACATTCGTTTTTCTGAATATGTCGTAAATAGAAAAGGAGATACCGTAGATGATATTCACGCTCTTGTATGCCCTGACGTAGGAGATTTTGACGGAATGTCATTACATGTTAATTATAACATATTTGGAGAAATATGTGAATTGAATTATGTCCCTTTTGAAAATTGCAGGCTTTTGGAAGAAGATTCTAACGGGTATGTTGCAAAGATAGCAGTTCATCCGGATTGGAGCGGCAAAAAGACACGTGCCGGTAAACCTCTTCAAGTAAAAAAAGAAAATATTGATTTTATAGATGTGTTCAATCCTCGAAAAGAGGTGGTTTTAGCTCAAATAGAAGCTGCTGGCGGTATTGAGTATTATAAAGGACAGATTCTATGGTTGTCCGGAGGCGGAAAAAATGTTTACCCTCGTTCACGTGCCGATAGAGTTGTAACAGAAATGAGTACAGACGAAGGCTTAGCTAACGTGAAGTTTAGAAATGTTCGTTGTAATTTTCTATCAGCCGGTATTGTTATAACCAAAAAAGGACAAAGTATTGCCGGAGAGGATTCATCAGGTTTAAATGATAATGACGGTTTTTCTGATATGCTAGGAAAGTTACAGGGAGACACTAACTCATTAAAGATGCTTGAAGTTGAAATTAGCTCTGATGAAGAAAAACCGGAGTTTGTCGATCTGTCATCAAAGAATTACGATAAAGAGTTTTCCGTTACGGATGCGAGTGTAGTAGAAAGAATATATTCTGCGTATGGTCAAGAACCTTGGTACTGCATCCGTATTGGTAAAGTCGGTTTTTCTGGTGATATTTTGGAAGATGCTTTTGAATACTATAATTCTATTGTTTCTAAACAACAACGCATGATTGAACGGGCTTTTCAAAAGATTTTTGACGGTTGGTATGAAGTGGCTAATCCTTCAAATGATTACAGTGTTGAACCTCTTAAATATGTGAGAAATGCAGCAGTATCTAATAACAGCAGAGGAGGTATCTAAACTTTCCCGTGATATGTCTATTCATTTGGATGATTCTAAAATTGAGACATATATTCGTGAATCTGAAAATATTGACATCAAGAGTGCATTAGGAGATGCATTATTTCTTGAAGTAAAGGAACATCCTGAAAAATATAATATTCTTCTTAATGGTGGGGAATATGATAGCGAGTGCGGCGTCAGACAGTCCTTTGTTGGTCTTAAAACAGCACTTGCTTATTATACTTATGCCCGTATCGTAAAAAATGGAGATGGCAATGTTACTCGTTTTGGATTTGTAAATAAAGAATCTGAATATTCATCCCGTCCGGACATAAAAGAGAAAGTTATGGCTTACAATGATACATTCAGTATTGCGGACAGATATTTAAAAGAGTGTGTACAGTATTTGAATGATTGCAAAAATGACTTCCCTCTATATAATGGTGGAGGGAAATTGAAGGCAAATAGAACGGTTTATCGAATAATTGGAGAATGATATGGAAGCAGAAGGATTATTAGATAGGGCAAAGCAAATCAGAGATGAAAAAGAGGACGGAGCGAATACGGCGTTGCGTGTTGGCGGTCTGATGGTTGATATGGTTAAATCTTTCGGGAATCAATCTTTTGAGATTTTGGGGCATTATAACACTTTAGAAGAATTAAAATTGGCTTTTCCTGATGGTCCTACACAAAAGGGTTTGTACGCTGTAGGAGAAAAGCCATATAGTTATTATGCTTATTACGACGGAGATTGGCAGGATCAGGGAAAATTGATGGAAGAATTATCTGTATATAAGTCTTCTTTATCTTTTGGAGAAATAGAAGACGGATCTATTGTCACTAACGATCAGTTAATAGAAATAGCCGCAATTACTAATGCTTGGAAAGCAGGAAAGATCGTATACGTTATAGATGAAAAAGGTGCTTTTTATAATTTAGGAGCATTAAATATTCAAATAGCAGATGATAATACTGAATGCTCTTTTTTAGCGTTTGGTCAAAACCGTTATTTGTGTATTTTCAGATGTGAACCTTCTATTCCGTCTTCAACATGGAATGTATTTCCTGTTGGTAATGATCTGTTTGCTTTAATCAAACATACGCATGTTGCTGGAGACATAACAGAAGAAGCAGATAAAAAGTTTATGACAAGTGAAGAAAAGTCTAAATTAAAAGATATTGATCTGTCTCAATATGCTAAAGCAGACCTCTCCAACGCTATGACGGTTTCTTTGGGAGCAAACGGTTATGCCAAGTTCAATAATGGGCTTTTGATACAGTGGGGGACAAGAGTCGGAGCAACCGGGGGGGCAATTAATCTGTATTTTCCTACCAGTTTCTATAATACTGATTATAACATTTATTTCACTGGAGCAGTAAATAATACAGGTGAATCTTTTATATATGCTCCGGGGTATGACCTTAATGGTAAATATACATCATATTGTATAGTTCTCACCCGTGGAATAAATTCAACTCCGGCTATTGTTTGGACTAACTGGAATTTTACATGGTTTGCAATTGGTAGATGGAAATAAGGAGGTAATATTATGGGAAAAATATATTGGAAAAATGGTTTCTATGATAAACCACAAGAAGGAGCAGTAGAAATATCGGTGGAGTACTGGCAGGAATTGCTTGACGGTCAATCATCCGGAAAAGAAATCAAGGAGAACGAAAGCGGTTACCCGGTATTGGTTGAGCATGAGTACACCATTGATGAATTGAAAGAGATAAAGATCGCAGAGATCAACGCTTACGACAAGTCGGATGCTGTAAACTCCTTGACGCTGGACGGAAAACAAATATGGCTGGATAAAGACACCCGTGTAGGATTAGTCAACTCAATAAACATAGAAAAAGAAGCGGGCCGGGTATATACTACTTTGTGGTACAATGCGGAGAAGTATGTAATTCCCGTAAATGACGCTTTAAATATGCTTGACCAATTAGAATTATACGCTCTTGATTGCTACAATACTACACAGGCTCATATTGCAGCCGTGAAAAATTTGCTTAGCAAAGAAGAGGTTAATTACTATAATTATAAAACCGGTTATCCGGAGAAACTCAATTTTGTATTATAAACTATAAACAGATAAAGCTATGATTCTGCTAGTATTAATATCGTTCATCCTCATCGCCGGCTACGTCTTTGCAATGATAAAGAAGATGAAGGAAATCCCTTATTCTATCAGTGATACCTACTATGCCCTGACGCATAAATTCTGGTTTACTCTTTGTATGATCGGCTCCGGTGTATTGCTTCTTCCGGCAGCATTTGAAGCAAGTTCCGAAAACAGCCAGTTCCTCGTATTCCTTTCGGTTATCGGGATGATTGTATTAGGTGTGTCTCCTAATTTCAAAGGAAGCCAGAAAACCGCCCATTGTATCGGTGCTGCTATGTCTTTAATCTTCTCCCAGATATGGGTAGGTTGCAATTCTTGGTATTGGTTATTGTTATGGGCTGGATTTATTGCGTACATGGCTATCTCCATGAGTGAGCACTGGACCGGTAACTTCATCTCCGACTTCATAAAGAGAAAGCCGATGTTCTGGATAGAGGTAATTTCGTTGTTAACCGTTTATCTAACCTGTATCGTATGAAAGAAGCAATAGTACACACCACAACCGGTAGTTTTGCCGCAATAGCCGGGGCATTTGTTGCCGAATCATTGCAAAATATGATTCCATGGCTGATTGTCACGTGTGCGGTAATTCTCTGCGATCTCCTATTCGGGGTCAGGAAAAGTATACTAATGGGTGAAAAGGTCAGATTCTCACGTGCGATCCGTGCCACTATGGGAAAGATGGTCACTTACTTCGCATTTGTTTGCATGGTCTGCATGATTAGCGTAGCAAGCCACAATGAATATCCTATAGATGTGTATTCCTGCTTATTGGTATGTTTCATAGAGGGATGCTCGATAGTCGGGAATATACTGAAGCCCAAAGGGATTAACATCAATCTTATCGGGGCTTTGGGTGTGTTTGGTAAGAAGGTGTTTAAGGTTGATAAGGAAGATGTGAAGGAAATTATAGAAAAGGAGAATAAAGTATGAATTTATACACTATTATTTGTGTTTTTCCCTTTTTGCTTTTTATCATACTCTATGCATTTGCGGTGAACAAGCCCAAGAATCGTAAAAGAAAAACAGGGAATAGTAGAATAAAATAGAAAATGAATATGATAAATAAAATCAGCGCATTAGCCAGCAAGCTTCTATCCAAGATCGGAATAGACGGCATGGCACACATTATAGTATGCCAGAACTTGGTAATGTGGCTATCGAAATATACGCCACTATGGTTAGCAATCATTATAACCGTCGTGATCTTCGTTCTGAAGGAAGTATACGACAAATACTTCAAGAAAACAGAGTTTTCAACTAAAGACATCATCTGCGATTGTGTAGGTCTGGCATTGGGAGTATTAACATTGATATTATAGGAGGAAATAAGCATGAGTTTACCAAGAGGTTTGAGAAATAATAATCCGGGCAATATCCGGATCACAAAAGATAAATGGCAGGGATTGAGAGAAAAGCAGGAGGACAAATCGTTCTTCCAGTTTACAGAAATGAAATGGGGCTACCGTGCCCTCATCCGAACCTTGCAAAACTACCGTAAAAGACATGGCTGTCAGACGGTGGCAGATTTTATCCACCGGTGGGCACCGGAGAACGAGAATAATACAGCCGGATATATCAGCCGTGTATGTAGCGAAATGCAAGTCCCGAACACATACGTTCCGGACATCAACGACAAAGCAACCATGTGCGCTTTTGCTGCTGCCATCTCACGTGTTGAGAATGGAGTTCCGGCTGTTATGGCTGACATAGAAGCCGGATGGGATTTATTATAAACTTTAATCAATAGGAGGAACAATCATGGCAGATTTACAATTTACCCAAATAACGAGTCAGGATCTTTATGCATCAGAAATTGTTGTCAACAGCAATTTCAATATTCATTTAGACCGTGTTGCCGGATCAGAAATCAGAATCTATCAGAAGACCGGTAGTGAAACAGAATCAATGGATGAGAGGACAGCCGAAAGCCGAGGTTTTGACCCTGTATTTCTTCCGGGATATATCCAAAGTGATTCTGGGAAAATATTCGATTACGATTTTGACGCCTTGGTTTATCCGAAGGTAATTCGTATCGAAAGTTATACAGAAGTAACAAGTGGAATTCTAACGGAGGCTGAATGATGCTTAATAAAGTCTCATTAAACACAATAGGGCTTAACCGGATCGGATTGAACCGAATCGGTAAGCCTTCTCGTGCTTCGTCCGACCGTCCTTACATCGACCCGGAAGTCTTAGCCTCCTTAAAAGCTGTGTGCATCTGCTACGGCAAGAGTAACGACGACCCGGACAGGGCTGTTGTCAAGAACTTGGTGGACCCTGACAATCCGTTTGTGATTAGCAACGCAGCTTACACTGAAGGAAGTGGCTACGCAGATAAAGATAGTCCTTACTATGGTGCCTTCGTCACCGACGGAATCGACGACCTGATTACTTCCACCAAGACTGTACAGGAGATGCTGGGAGGAAGTAATGAGATTACGGTGGTGAGTATGATTCATCAGATAGAATTAAATAGTACTCACAGTAAAGGATTTACTAATTATATAGAAACTATAGATTCTTCTACTTCATATGTTAGAACTCAATCAAATGTAGCAGGTAAAACTGGTATCTACGGATATACTTATAATAATACGACACAGCTTCTTATCAATAATATATTAGGAGATAAAAATGACTATGAGAAGTCATTAGCAAATGCTACTAACATTTTAAGTAACTCAAGGTTTAGTGTTGCTGGTGGAATTAATAATACAAATACTTCTTCCTCTGTTGCTTGGTACTGGACAATCATCGCCAACAAGGTACTGACTACCGACCAAATCAACCAAGTAATCGCCTACTTCAACTTGGATAGAACTCTTAACCCTGATATACTGTGTGATATCGAGAAGCAGGGCATCACCAACGAGAACCACGCAGAGTTTGGCGACAAGCTGATTGACTTTTCAGGTAATGGTAGGGATATTCAGTTGAACAATATTGCTTGGAATGGGGATTCAGGTATTGGGAAGTATGAGGTTGATTTTCTCGATTCTAGTATATGGAACAGTAGTAATTCAACTATAACAAGTAGTAAGATAGACTGTAAAAATGCTATAAGTCATATTATGCTACTGTATTATAGCGTAGGGAGTAAAGAATATCCAGACATTCCTTCGTTTAAGGTTATTAAAACAGGAGCCGATATTGATTATAGCTATATTGATGAAACTGGGTCGCCTAAATCAGTTAGAATTGTAGATGGGGTGAATGTATTACCCGCTTCACATAACACCTTGTATAGCGGCTCTGGTCGATTTTGTGGTTTTGGTAATCCGGGTATGGGTAATAGTGTTACCATCACCCAGATTCCCTCCCACGCAGGTGCTCTCTACCTTGACGGTATCAATGACTTCGGTAAGGTGACAGGGATGCCGATTTACAAGGATTATACTGTTATTGCTGATTATGAAAGATTTTATTTAGAACCAATTACAGGAGGTCGAGCATCTATTCTTTCTAAATCTTCTAAAGGTGGAGATGGTTCTTTTATTTTTAATTTAGAAGACCAAAACGGAGGTAAAGCGTGTTATACATTTGGAGAAGCTAATGGTAATATATCCGACGATATAACAAGAATTATTCGTTATCAAAGTAAGTATTATAATACTAAAGCCTTGAGTATTGGTACAGCAGAAGATAATGATTTTATGGTTCTTGGAAAAGTTCGTGAAGTAGATAGTCGTTATTTTTGCGGAGCCATCTACTCTCTCATGTCCTTCCCCTATAGTATGTCCGAGTTTCTCATCGAGCGTCAACTAAAGAAGCACAAGTTGGGTACGCTGTATCCGGATATGGTGGAGTTTAGACCTGTTATTAAGAGTAATGCTTCGTATAGCAATATCGTATTTTATTATAAAAATGAGAAAGTAGAAAATGGGACTTATCTTACGGTTGGTTCTTCTATTGGTATGCACATACGTTTAAGTAGTAGTCCTGTTAATGAAATAAAATCTATTACTGTTAATGGAATTCCAGCTACTTTTAAATATCATGATGCTAATAATAACATATATCAATATGATTTCAATCTAACTTCCAAGTCTCCTCAAAAGATAAACATGATTATCTCCAGTTACTTGACAATGCTGAATAACGAGACTTTAATTTCAAATGAAACATTAATTAAAAACGAATGATATTATGGAAAAGATATTTGATATAGCAAAAGACAATGAGCAAAAGTGGGGAGTCATTGCGCAAGGGATAGATGGAAACTTTGAAGAATTATCTAACGAGACACAAGAATCAAATACAGCATCTCATATAAGTAAGATTGTTTCTTCGTCTATAATGCCGACAATAATAGAGAATAAACAAGTTACAGTTGACGGAATTAGGGATGCTTCTATCCAAAATTACGCTGAAATTGATGTTTCGATTTTTACTGATGGAATTCTAAGAGTTACCGCATGGACATCCACTAACGCTATAGTAGGTTACCAATGGCTAGATAATGACAATAATACTACATTTGTTTCCACCTCGGAACATGGAGGAGGGATGTATACATATGAAATTATAGTTCCGCAAAATGCAATAAAATTACAATTCTCATTTTTTAAAGAACATGGGATATCTGTTGATGCTACTTATACTGCACGTATCCCTGTAAATGTTGAGGTAGCAAAAATGGCTCCGGTCATTTCTCTTGCCGGGATGGATGGAGCAGTTAATACCGCAGACAGTATTTCTAATGAAGAGTTACTGATTACAAATTATCCAAGATATGTAAAAAGGGAATATACAGTGAGCCTTAATTCTAAAATTAAATCATTTTCGGAAATAGCTGTTGGAGTTGGTCATCTTACTACAAGAGGGTTGTATGTAATAATTGATAATACCAACATTAAGGTTGTTATGTATATCAATAATACAGAGACAGTCTTAGCCACTCACGCACATAACTTGACAATATCGGCATTTATTAACGTATTAGTTGACTATAAAGAAGATACAATTAAATATGTAATCAACACATTTGGTGGAAGTTATTATGGTACTGATACTGAAATGGGGAAGAAAGTATATGGAGATACGAACGACATATATCTCAATGATATATATGGGTACTCATTTGTTTTTGCCAACTCCGAGACGACTTTGAATGATGTTGAATTAAGAAGAACAAATCGTGGATTTCGAGAGCCTATATGGATTATAGGGGACTCGTACTGCTCAACTGATAGTAATGCAAGATGGCCATACTACTTACTAAACGAATATAAGATAAAGAGTTTCTTTTTAATTGCCCTTGCAGGGCAAACAAGCAATGATCTTAATGGTCATGTGGGGGGATATAATGATTTATTGAAGGCTTTACAATATGGTACGCCTAAATACTTATGGTATCAGATACAAGCTAATGATACCAACTCCGTTTATGAAGAATATATATATAAGATTAAAGATATTTGCGATAAGAGAGGAATAACTTTAATTCTTGTTCGTCACGCAAAGCTTGGAGAACAGGCACAAGGTAAGGATTGGCAAACCAAAAATTCCATAGCTTTATCTTTGGGATTGAGATACGTTGATATGTATAAGGCTGTAACAGACAATGAATTAACACATGATTGGTATGAAGGTTATCTATCTTCTGACGGAGTTCACCCTACAGCATTAGGAGCAAAAGCGGAGGCAATGAGAATATTATGCGACATACCTGAGATAACTCAATATAACTAACTTATTAATACTTAATGTTTAAAAAGTAAAGTTCATGAAATACATTGTATTCCCCACAGCGAATTTGAACGAGATACCGCAGGAGGTACTCGATGAACTGCACCTGATCCCTAGAAAGAGTGTTGACGGTACCCAGGTGATTATGAAATTGGATCACTATGAAAAGTTGTTCCCAAGTATCATGACTTTGCCGTTACTGGACGAAGAGGAGACTCCGCAAGAGCCGGTTTACCCTTATCCGGTATACGAAGGCGAAGAATTGAATACTTTGCTGGCAAGTTCGGAGTGGTCTTCAAGCGATAGTATCCTATGAAGTCCCTCCCTTGGATGCTAGTCTGCCTGTTGCTTGGCGTGATCGTGTGGATGCAGTGTAATCCGCACGAACCGTCAACGGTGTACAACATTAAAGGAGATACTGTACGTATCCGGGACACAGTAAGAGACACAATACCCAAACCGGTAAGGGAAACTCTAAAACGTACCGATACGGTATATCTACCGATCCTGATAGATACTACCACTGATAGAACCGTAGAAGGCGATTCAATTCCGGTACTTATACCGATTACAAGCAAGGAATATAAGACCGATGATTACCGGGCGGTAGTCAGTGGGTATAATCCCAGTCTTGATTCTATGGAAATATACAGAGACAATAAAATTATTACTTTTCCACCTTTACAGAAGAAGAAACGATGGGGATTAGGTTTACAGGCAGGGTATAGTTATCCGGGTGGTTGGTACGTAGGAGCTGGAGTTAGTTGTAACTTATTTATGTGGTAATACCGGCACTATCTTCACAGACCGTTTCCGGTATGAAAAGTTTAAGTTTCACTTATATAACAATTTCCTACGGAAAAAGGTTTTAAAGGAAAGGAGGATAAAATGATACATTAATTAATACTAAGCACTAAGTTTATCCGGTAAAGTAGAAGGCCGGTAATCGTTAACAAATAATCCAGGGGCGGGATAGAAGAAAGCCCCACACCCGTTTCAGACGACCAAATCATACACGGGCTAACATCGCAGGGACTGTTAAGGGGCTTTCGTAGCTTTATCAACAGATTTTGCGATGTTTTGTTTTTCAACTATATATGTTTGACAACATGAAAAATATAGATTTATATAAAGAAGTGGTCGTAGCCGTGTCAAAAGAAACGGGAGTAGAGGAGATCGATATGATCCATAGCAACTCGGAAGAAGCGGTGGACGCAAGATATATTCTCATACATTTGCTTTCCCAGAAGCTCACCGATACCCAAATATCTTCCGTTACGAAATTAACCCGTCAGTCAGTAAACAAGATCCGGAACAACTTCCAGTACAAAATCAAAAAATGGAGTGTAGCAACGAACTTGCAACATATTAGCAATGAGGTAGCAACGGAATAGTTTAGGAGCAACGCACTTTTCCTGTCCTTTGCAATATACGGTTAACGTTGACCGTATGTATAACATTAAGACTTTATGGAAACAGAAATGAAGGAAATTATCAAGGAGAAGGAGTATGTCCATGACGAGAATCGCAAGGAATACGCTTCTAAAAGTGTCGGTAATGCGGCACTGGCTACAGGTATCATTGGTACAGCCCTAGGTGCTGCTGCTATTTGGGGTCGTGGCAGAGGTGGTTTCGGTTTCGGTGGCGGAATGCCCGAAAACGTAAATATCAACACTGTAAGCGATGCCGTTGCCGGACGTTCGGGTGTTGCTCCAACTGCATTTAACGCCTATAGCAAATCGTGTGAAGCTGAATTGGCTTTGACAAACGAAATGTGGGGCTTGAAGGTTGGCACTCTGAATCAGATGTACGCTCATCGTGATACGGACGTTGCAGAAAAGTTCAGCTTGTGGAAATCACAAGTGGACGGAGACTTTGCTCTTTACAAATCTCAAGTAGATGGTGATTTTGGCTTGTACAAATCAATCCGTGACCTGTACGACAACCAGACTGAAAAGCTGAACAATGCATCTTTTGGTTTGTACAAGAACCAACGTGACGGCTTCGATGCATTGAACGCACGTATTAGCTGCCTCGAAAAAGAAGTAGCCGTAGGCGCAGCAATCCGTCCTTACCAAGACAGACTTATTCAGTGTGAGATTGACAAGGCGTTTACCGCCAGCATCAACTACACGGATCGTTTGGATTGCCGTAATATCAAGGGCGTTGTGACTCTTCCTAGCACTCCGACCGTTACCGGGTTTCCCAGCCAACGTTGCTGCTGCCAAGGAACCACCGCAACAGCGCCAGCGCAGTAAGCCGGTTCCGAAGAAAAAGAAAAAATGAAAGTTAGTGGCGGTGCGCCTTCGGGCGTGCTTGCCGCTTTCCAATATTAACCACTAACTAACGATTATGAACAATTACTTTTTGAACGGTGATCCGACACTCAATCCGGGAAACAACTTTGATGCGAGAATTTCCGAGCTTCAGCAGATGCAACAAAATCTGGAACTACAGAAGAGAATGTATGAGCAACAGGTATCCCAGCCATCTAACGAACAACGAAGCCAATCTCCCGTATGGGATGAAGTCGATTCTATCTGGGATAGCATGACCGATAAAGAGAAAGAGCTGATTGCCTCTAATGAAGAATTTTTGGAAAGCAGCAATCATATATCAATGCTGCTCAATGAACAGTATTTGGCTATGATGCGTCCGGTAGTCGAACAAAGCAAGGTAGGGAAGGATGCGCTGGACAACCATCTTACATTGCTGAAAAGACTTAGAAAATCAGCCCAAAAGGAGGTAGATGCGGAAATGGATGATTTCAAGGAGTACAAGGAAAAGTATTCTGATATGCCTTATTCCGAATACCAGAAGATGAAACGTGAACAGGTGAAGAAAGGGGGTAAAAAATGAAAGTGACTGATATAAACCAATTCAAGGGTGACCTGAAAAGCCAGCTGCAAATCTGGGCGGAAAATAAGATAGATGGTATTTTCCCGGCAAAACCTCAAGTACGTGGACTGCTGAAAAGGGGATTGAATAACTATATGTATCGCATTGATGACAAGATAGACAGTGTAATAGACAATTCTCTTCTTTTCCTTGGAGATGAAAAGGGAATGATTGACACTGATACCGTCTTCGATACGCTTATAGGTATGTTTAAGGAAATGGATATCAAGGAGTACAGAATGGGCATAATCCCTGTGACTATCGGAAAAGGGGAGATAGTGGCGAATATTCCCCATCATCCGCTTTTGGACATGATCGTTGGTGATCTGGGTAAAGTAACCATATCCGCCGAAGATTTACTAGAAATAAAATCATTGTTATAATTATGAAGTATATAGATATGATGAAGAAAGCCAAGGCGGACGGTGTAACCTCCGATAAGGCTATGTGGAAAAGCGTGGAGAGTGTGGATGAAATTCTCTGTGTAGTGAAGGAAGAACATCCGGAACTATACATGTCTTTCATGAGAGAGCAACATGAAGCCCTCTACGGTCCCCACTACGACAAACATTTCGCCGAGGCTGACGTAGAGAAGATCAAATACACCAATGCAGCCGGTGAAAAGAAGACCGGTGCACATTGGAGCGTAGATCAGATCATGGAGGCAACTAAATCCATGCCGTTCCCGTCCGGAACAACTAACTGGGACAAATATGTTGCTTTCAATTCTTTTTATGCCGACATGTGCGTAGTTTTGGACGAAGCAACGCTCCTAAAAGCCGCTTACCGGTTCTACTTCGCTGATGAAGATGCACCGGCTGGTAAGATCTGGGAGTACATGACCGCAATGAATTATGAGGACTAACCTCGACATATTGCTAGAGCAAGCGGACGACAGGTATCATCACGATTTCTGTCGCCTGCTCATGGTTATGTTGTGGAACGCTTAGAAAAGGTTTTGGACTGGCTTGTGCCTGTCGCTGTGATAGCGAAGGTTGCATCTTTGTGTTTGTCCCTGGCTATGTAGTCGGGGATTTTTGTTAAAAACTTCCGGAATAGTTAAAGTTTAACCTCTTAACGACAAATTTCAATTGTATTTTTGCAGTTTTGGTTGATTATTTGTTTATTTGCAGAACAAATTCGCTATAAATTCTGTTTTTAGTATAACAGAAAGGGGTTAATATATATGAAAAAGTTTATAAAAGCAATCACTAAATCTATGCAAGGTTCCTTACTTCCGAAAAAAGCAAGTGAGGAACAGATTGTAAAAGAAATCAACGATTCCTTGAAAAAACTTGATTATTATGGCACGGACCATGATAAGAAGAATATGAAAGAAGATGTTTCTTCTTTTAATAGAGACTTTAATAAAGCAACTAGAGAAGCTAAAATTAAATTTGAACCTGCGCTATAATGGCAAAGAAAGCGGAACAAAACAAAGTATGTGATAAGACCGGTTTGACACTGGAGCAAAATACGGTCTATGACGATAACCTTCTTCCATCTGCCGATGAATTAACAAAACTGAATAATGTATCTAAGGATATCATTCCATGGATCATGAAGCGTACGGAGATGGAACAGGATGCCCGTATCAAATTTAACGAAGATAGAATGAAAATAGCCAAAAGTGATTTTAGACATACGCATTGGTATAATTTCACTGCTTTGGTAATGGCTTTTATTATAGTACTTATATTTGTTGGTTTCTCATTCTATTTAATAACTATCGGTCAAGAAACAATCGGAACTATATTTGCTGGAGGAACTGTTGTTTTAATAGTCTCTTATTTCCTTAAGGCTAAAAATAAAGAAGTAAAATAGCTCCTTCCATTTATAACTGCCTCTTTAAAATGGAATCCTCCCGGTGTATTAGATATGCCGGGATTTTTTATACCTTTGCCGAAAACTAACATTATGGCAGAAGAAAAGAAATACGACTACGACTCGATAAACGAGCTATTAACCTGGGCTAAAGAAACGCTCAATAATAAGAGATACCCGACCGGGGAATTTCAGCTGAACAAATGCGCAAAGATTCTCGATTGCGGAAAGTACCTTGATTCGATGATAGCGGTGATTTCGAGGAACTGGGAGAATCCTACGTTTTATCCGACTGTAGACCAGTTGAGATTGTTTAGGGAGAAGATAGAGAAGGCAGCCGGATAAGCTGCCTTTTTGATTATATCCAACTTTGTTTCTATTATATAAAGTATTCACTATATTTGCATAGAAAATCATTCAATATTGATGCTTTTTTAGTCTCGGTTTTACTAATGATTTACAAAGGTTTAAAATTGTATAAGCTAAATGGTTGAAGTATAAATAATTACTTGAAAATATCCCCAAATTTCTTATATTTGGGGTCTAAAAGTTAAAACAGTTACACAAGACTGTTT